AACAAAACTGTCTATGGATGTCTTCGTCTATATTATAGTTCAATTCCTTGAAAAATCTATACATTTCAGAGTAGTCCTGTTTTCTCACACCAGACATCTTGAAAAAGTCCTCCCACTTTGTGTTCCACTTATTTCTTCTTGGTGAGGTATCAGATACTTTCTTACTCTTGATGTTATTGTTCTTGCATATCTTACATCTTGGCTCAAAGCCAGTCTTCAATAAAGCATTCCTATAAAAGTTTTTTATGGACTTCAGTTTTCCACAGGCCGTACAGACTTTTTCTGTAATTATATTATCAGTAGTATCCAAGTATCAAAATTAAAAGTTAATTGAAATTAGAAAGAAGGTACCCCCTTATTTCCAATTTTTACCTATAGTCATCACATACCTATTTTGGTATTCAGCGTAGCAGAAGTGAGCTCTTCCCACTCTGTCCTTTTTTCTTTCTCTTACCATAGCATCAGCCATGCATCTACCCATGAACTCAGACATCTTTTCTTTAGCGAGGGGAGGAAACTCGAACTTTGTTCTTCCAAAGCCAGTATTAACAACACCACCCTGTTGAGCTTCTTCTTGTTCTTTAATACTTGCTATCTCTGTTTCAAGGTCATCGTTCATCTTAGCCTTACAAGCCCACTTGATATACTCTTCTGTATATCCAGCTGACTTATGTCTTTCTTCACAGTCTTGAGTAGGTAAAGTTCTGAACTCTTCAGATTCAGACATATTTTTACTTTCTCTCCATGTTGAATAACAAATAGCTGCGGCTTGTTCTTGGTCGTATTCATTTGTGATTACAGACATACATCTTGAGATATAGTCTTGTTCTTTCTCTGCTGATTTTACTGATGGTATTGGCATCTTTATAGGTTTGATTTTAGTCTTTTATTTTCCGTGTGTAGTTCATCTACCTTTTTCTCAAGGTCTTGTATTTTCAAGTTTAATTGATGTATCTCAGTCTTGAGGTCATCTATCAAGTTTTTGTAAATCCCAACAGCAATTTCAAGGTTTCTTAAGACCTGATTATCCGTATCAGCTTGTTGTCTCTTACGACCAACAAACCATCCAGCAATAGCTGTTATTGAGTTAGATATTAAAAGTAGTAAAGTATCGTTCATGTTATCTTAGTTAGCTCCATCACAACAGTCATACTCACGACCATAATACGCTGGTAGATTACCATACCAAGATACTTTTCTTGGAGGGTATCTGAGACCTGGCTCAATATGGATACCTGAGAAATATGTTTGTTTAGAGTTTGGCATTCCGTCTTGCGAGTTATACGACCAGTACCAGGGGTAATCGTTTGGAAAAGACCTAATTCTATCTTGAAGTCTTTGAGAATAAAATTCATATCTATTCTGTTCGATATCTCTAAAATAAGCCATCTCCTTGATACCTACCGTCTTTGAGTGTTCTGTTTCGTGAGCCACAATGCCCGCATTCATTTTCCTTGCGTAAATCTCAGGCATTGCCTCGAAATATGCCCTGTGAAGAAGATAAGGAGCAATATAGTCTTCAAGCATTATTCTATCTGCTTGAGACATAGTACCACCTGATACTTGAACTTGTAAGACAAGGTTCTGATAATAGTCATAGCCCTTCGTTCCGATGAGCGTTTGCAACCCAAGTTCCTGAGCCATAAAAATACAATTCGTCAGAAGAGCCATATCAACGTTTTGGTGAATGGTCGTCCAATTTTTTAACTTTGTCTCTGATATTAGTAAAACCTGCTTGCTCATATTATATACCTTCTATTTGTCCTTCAGCTTCTTGTAGAACATCAGGAAGTATCTGATTTTGTTCTACATCTAATTTGATAGCTTGTTTAGTTCTTAAAAATAAGACCTTCTCGAAGTCTTTAAGGAGTTCAGCTTGAATAGGCTTAATAACAATTTCGAGGAACAAATTGTACGCATCAATAAGTTCCGCTCTTCCACCAAGTTGTCCCGCCTGCTTAATCCCAAGTATCATGGGGGAGGTTATCCTATGGGCTGTTAAGATTGTACCCTCCACTTGTGGTGCCATCTGTGAATACCATCCATCAGAAGCATTATTTGGTATCGGGGTAATAACAGGTGCAGTTTCTGGATTTTCTGAAAAAAACAAAAACCACTTTCCAGCGTTATTGGAAGAGCTATACTTAGCATCGAGTTGTCTATAGATGATATCTCGTTCTTCTTCTGAAGGAACGCCATTTGTGAAACTCACAGCTACGGATGGCATCATAGACGACTGTAAATTATTTAGATGGAAATTCTTCACCTCGATATCCAATTGGATGGTTGTAAGTCCCCCTAAGTAGTCAGGTGGCGGATAATACGACATACCTGGTGAGTAAGACTTAAAGTACATCAGCTGGCTCGGAGGACTATCAGGTAGTAAGTTAAAAGCTGGTATTTCGATAGCTTTATACTTGTTTTGATTAAGTGTTGTGCTTCTCCAATCAACAGAGTAATAGTAGTGTCCCACATTTCCAAAGTCATCTTCTTTACCTGCTCTTAGTCTTGAAAAGTCTGTATGATAAAACTCAGAAACATCCCCGTCATTTCCTTTTACAATATTAAAGGCATGACCTCCAAAGATACATCTATCTACAACTGACTTCTCCCATAGTTCATATACGGTCTCACTTCTGTTAGCCATAGCTAATACATTAGGGTCTCCCTCTATTACTTTAAGGTTCTTACCCTTAACACCGTAGATGATAGCGTTAAGACAAGCTCTATTTAGAGCTGAATATTGATATAAAGCTAATAGGTGATTTGGAAAGAGATTATCTTCTCCATAATAAACCCACGGCTTATTTTTTATAACCTCTTGATACTGAGGTACATAGGCTGCATTAAAGTCCTGTAAGTGAAAAGCGTATTTGTTATCTGAACTCATTACTAATAAATATCTGTTTTTTTGTTTTTATACATACTTTATGGGCAGTTAGTATATCCACCAGGTTGAGGGTATCCACCAACTATATGCCATACCGCTGTATTACCATTTATTACACAACCATAATACCCATCAGCGACGGGTGTTGTTAAACCAACATCACTAAAGACTTGTTGTCCTGTTGTTAAGCAAGGCCAACAATTAAAAGGTAAGCAAGAAGCGCAATTACCTAAGTTTTGAGCATATACAAAAGTATTTGGTGTTCCATTACAAGCTTGATTTACATTATTACCTTGATGAACTAAGAATTGTAAAATATTCGATGGTGGAGTTGAACTCGGGGTCGGGGTCATCGTTAAGGTTGGAGTTATCGTCGGGGTCATCGATGGTGTCTGCGTCATAGTCGGGGTCATCGTAGGTGTGATAACAGGTGGAATCGGCAAGTCAAAAGTATAACAACTTACAGGTTGAAATATATCTCCGAGGCCTGAATAGTTTAAGTCTCCATCAATATTAGAAACATACTTTATTGGAATAACACCATTAGATATAATGGTAGATGTCTGTGCTGTGAAGTCTAATACCCACTGCAGTCCTGCGGTATTAACAGCTATCGGAGTATTTCCACTAAAATAAAGTTGTTGTCCTGAAATTGTATCTCCTGTTATACTTGATAACTCCACAGGAGAGGTAGAACCTGAATAAAGTTTGTAGTAAGTTATATCCGTAGATACATTTACCGTAGCCAATATGGTTTGAGTATTAGCTGTATTATATAGAACAGAATAAGTCCTTGAGTTATCATAGACATCAAGCCATTGAGTTAATCCCGATGTTGTGAGGTCATATAGATAAAGTGTCGAACCTGTCTGACTTATGTAAGAAGCATTGGCTCCGACGATGATGGTATTATCGTCATAAATAGCCATAGAGTAGGTAGCATTAGGCGTAGCTGAGAACTGAGGAGAATCCCATATCGTCCAAGTTCTACTGAGAGTTGTGTTGAAACATCCACCTGATGTTATAGTATAATCAAACTCATAGTATTTGGAACAACCATCTACCATATACATCTTACCCGTGTTATCATTTATCGCCAAAGCACCTGGCAGACAAGAATCAAAGTTGTAAATGAAACCGAGTTGTCCCCCGTTATTAAAATAGAGGTTTGGTGGATAGTCAGTAGATACAAAGGTCGGACAGCTTCCAGTCATAGCTGAAAAACACTCAGGAGTGGTATCCCCTGAAATACAAAATTCTTCCTGTTCGGACATGTAGATAACATTCTCAAAAATTTCATTCGAAGAAATATATGGCTCATAGAAGCATTCTTGTTGTTGGTCTTCACCAACAATAACAACAGCTCTACCAGCTTCAAGTTTGTTATAGGCTAAAGCAGGGTCAGTATTTGTGGAACTTACCTGCTCATAAATAGAATAGTAGTACTGTCCGATGTACTTGAAATTGACTTGTGGTGGTGTTTGGGATAAGTTAGTGTTAAACCCCTCTATGAAGCGGAACTTGTCGTACCTTACATTCGATGTTATCACCTGAGGTATGAAACTAACCCTTTCTTTTGATGCGATATGTTGAAAAGAGAATAGATAATAAGGGTTAGCAAGTGTCTTATTCATAGACACCGTCGCTATTGGATTGTTAGTCTGATTTTTCCTTATTATCAACATTCTCGCTTATTATATAATGTGCGTCTAATTTATCGTCTATTAAAACAAAAAGTATTTCCATTTTACGCTCCTACGGTGTGTAAAATGAAACCAGGCATATTACCTGTTATGGTTGTGGAAGTTGATTGTGTTGTATTCAAAGTTGATGAAAAAGGGTTGTCGAAGGTTGTTGTTCCTGTAAAAGCCTTAAAGTTAGCAGCACTATTGTTATATCTGAATGGGGTTGATGTATATATGTTTGTGGTCAAAGATTGAATTGAACCATATATCGTATTTATACCTACTAACCCCGATAGGTTTCCAACACCACCTCTCCAAGTAGGCTGAACACCACCATTACTAATCTTATACACTAACCAATAAACCCCCGCACCATAACCACTCATAGATATATTTGATGGAAAAACATAAGTTTTTTGTCCCGTAGTTGTTGTATCTGCTGTTATACCAGAAATGATTGGTGTGTGTGGATATAAACCAAAAGGGTTTATCATCTGTGTTGTGTATAATGCTAATTCGATAGTATCACTTGTTGATGTTGCTGTTGTGGTGAATAATGTTAGAGCAGAATAAGAATAATTACCATTATCATAGAAAGGGGATGCGAGAATTATATTCTGCATACCCGCACCAAATTGTCCTATGTTTGTTGCTGTAAAGCCAGGCCCATAATATTGTCCTTTCAGAGAAACTAATGACGGAATGTTATGACTTTCCAACTGACCTTCGGCTATCATTAAACCTGTATTGTTTCCAAGACCATCCTGAACGGCTTGTAAGTTTTGAGTTATACCTGTTGAACTATCTGCTAATTTTAGTAGTCCCTGATAACTATTTTTGATTTGATTACCTGTAAGAGCACTCATAATATATAATTAAAGTTTTTTAATTTAGGCTGTTTCCCAATTTACATTTACATTCTCCCAATTCACATTATAGGTGTTCCATAATAGAGGGACAGGGGTTGCACTTGGGGTTGGGGTTATACTCGGAGTATTGCTTGGAGTAATAACAGGAACATTTGAACTTTCATTTATACCATCCATCTGTTGCTCTCTTGGAACAAGGTCTCTTCTGATATATCTCGATTTTTTTGTATCCCATGCATCCAAAGGGTTCGTATTCATAGGGACTATTCTTTCCCCTTGAAACTTAGCTGGTGAAAAATACTTCTGTATTTTACCAGGAACACCCCATACTCTATTGTTCTGACCT